AGCGTCCGCATCTCCCGAGTTGGGAAAATAGACTCGTTGATAGATGTCTCAATGTGCTCCCGGATCTCAGCCAGCCGAGCTGCATGCTGGGCTTCGATCCAAGATACGAGCATGGTCTGAGTCAGCTCTTCGTAGGGCGTGTAGGAGGTTAGGTCAGAGACATCAAGTTCAAAACCCTCAGAAGCTGTAAAAGACCTTCCTGCCTTCTCGCCCGTCACCTTTAAGGAGGCGTGATAGACAACATCAGCTTGCCCGCCGTGGGAAAAGTAAACCCAGACATTGGGTACAGCGTAGGTGTATTCCACAGCGATCACTCCTAGGTGAGATTGACACGGATGCCAGGGTTTCTGTCGTCGTCGTCCGGGTCGTCCCGATAGTAGAGTTGTACTAAATTGCCGATCATCGCGGAGGTAACAGCAAATCGAATGCTAAGTTGAACTCTATCCCCTGCATCCGGGTTGCTGGTGAGGCTAAGAAGATGCGTTGCTGACGTTCCGAGAGTGCTGTTCTGTAGCGCAGAAGCGCTCATGCCCACCGTCAGGCGATTAGATGAGTCAATTGTCGTCGCTCCGCCAGAGGATTTTCCGTATATGAAATCGAGGTTGCCAGAGTTGTCGTTGTCCCTCACATGAATCGTTAGCACTAAGCTCCGACCCGCCGCCGTATCCAAGGAAAGCGTAGTTATTGCGTCTTGCGTAGTAGTTTGACCAGTGAGCGTATTCACGCCATCCGTCACACGGTAGCGTGCAAATCCATTAGCCGTTGGCGTAGTCAGGAAAGACGTATCTACAGTTGGCGCCGTGTAGGCGCTCGCCCCGTACCACTCGGAAAAAGACATCGTTGCCCCACTGGCTTTGCCAATGAGACCGCGAATGTCGGAGTCGTTAAGCGACGCCTGGGTTCCTGAGCTGCCACCAGCCTCAACGTGTATCTGATTGAGGCTAATAGCGCCTGACGTTTGGAGTGGCATTAGTCAGCCCAGACAGCAGCCGCAATAGCTTGGACTAGGGCATCGTGACCGGATACGTCCGTCGGCGTTGACGTAGCGTTTCCGTCCTCGTCTACCCCATGCGTAATGCGCTCAAGGTGAACCGTCCGATTGGACCGGGTGGGAAGCTGGTCATCGTCTGGGTCATCAAAAAAATCCATATAGCTCACTACTAACGCGGGATCGTCCGCGCCAGGGATAACCTCTATTCGGTGAACAGTTGTGGTCTTAGTGATCGCCATTGCCTTGCTCCTTCAGTTGAGACTTGAGGCTGTCCACCTCGTCTTTCAATTCCTTGATCGCTTCAATCAGCAGGGAAACCATGTTTCCGTAAGCCACGCCGTAGTGAAGCTCCTCTGATCCCGTCACTACTTCCGGTAACACTTCAAGAACTTCCTGGGCGATCACGCCAGCTTGACGCACCACCTGCTTCTCGCCGGTCGCTTCGTCTTTTTCGGAAAGGTCCGTGCGCTCGTAGGTGTACCCGTTCAGTCTGCACACTTTATCCAGGGCGTCAGGGATGCGCTCAATGTTTGCCTTAACGCGGCGGTCAGAGTAGGCGGTGACGTTGCCGACGGTGTAAATCCCGGTGCCAATCGCTGCCTGCGTCCCCCCGTTCTTACGCCACTGCATCTGGTGACCTAGACCAGAGATCGCTCCAGGGTTTCTCCCGCTCCCTCCGTAGTTAGGCTCGTATGAGTAGGTAAGACCGTACATGTCCCCAGCCGAGAGTCCGTTTGTGCTAATGGCATAGGCTGTCCCCATTGACCAGATATGCGCGAGCCGTGTCGGGTCGTATGTCCCATAGTAACCGGCGTCCCGCGTGCTTGAGCTTTGATTTGCAATATATCTCTGCGACGAACTAAATCCCGAAGAGTCAACGATTAAGCGCTCGTTGCCGTTGTGGTAGAAACTTGTGCCGCCGTTCTGGGTGTAGAGGAATATCCACTCCGCGTTCTGGTCGTCGTAGCAACCAAAGTTGATATTATCCCCCATGACAGACCAGTGGTCGCCAGCGGCGCGGGTGAACTGAACGCCGGTCCATGCCTGCCCTGCGTTCTGAATATCTAGCAAGCCGCTACGGTCGGCGCTGTTGTCGAGCGTGATGTTTCCGCTACCAAGCTTTAGTTGTCCGCCAGTACTGTCGGTGGTCGGCTGGATGTTTACGGTGCCATAAAAAGTTGCCGCGTCTGGGTCCTGATAACTTGCGCCTGAGTTGCGACCGTGCAACTCAAACTTCTTGTGCCCGTAGCTGGGAACCTGCTCGTAGAAAACTAGGGACTGGTCTGGATACGCGGACGGAGCTGCTTCAGCGCGAACGTGCCAATCGCAGTTACGCGCTACGGTGTTGTTCGTATCCCACCCGGACGAGCGGAATATCATCTCCTCCGAGGGGTAGCTTGTCGTTGAGGAGGTAGCGGTGCCAGTCTTCTGCATTAAGATGGGGACTTCGGAGTGAACGCCGCTGTCAGGGTTGATGCTGAAGAAGTTGTTCGTACCATCGCGGAATACGAAGCCGCGATTGGTCCCCCCTGACATTTTGAAGTACATATTGTAGTCAGAAGTGGTTTCTCCATCGACGCGACCGCCGTAAGTGGAATTAGAGGCGGCGGACATGTAGATGACGTAGCTGCCATTCCCGTCCCAAAAGTTATAACCATTCCCGTGTGACGCATCCAGCGAAACTCTCTGGAGATTTAACGCTGCCCGCCCACTTGTGAGCACGTTTGTGCCTGCAATTTGAAGGTTGCCGGCAGAAACATTTAGATCTCCATCTTCGACCCGAAAATCCCGACCCCGGAATCTGTAGACCCCCGTGTCTGCAGGCTCTCCCCAATAAACGTCTTTGCCCGTTTCGTAGTTGTAGACACCAGAGATACTAGAGCTTCCCGACACATGGGGGATGCGCCAAAAGCTGGTGCCCTCTGCGGCAATCTTAAGCTGAGGGGTACTGATGTTGGTGAAATCGCCTGACCCGCCGCTAAAGGTGTCAGTCAAGACGGTTGAGCCGCTAGCGAGCGTTGCAAAGGACGCAGCTCTCGCGCTAGTGATGACATTAGTGCCGCCGATCTGCAATGCTCCTGTTATTAAATTCAGGTTAGCGGCGCCCGTGCTTACTGAAACAAGCTCCATGTGATACGTCGGACTGTTACCGCCGTGATATAGCTTACCCCAGCGTAGTCTTGACCCAGGGTTGGTGTACTGCGCGTTTATCTGAGCAACTATTTCAGAGCTGTTGCTGCTTCCATAATCAAAGGTAATAGACTTGTTTTCGTTGGTAGCCCAACTACCTTCAATATCTATGGCTCTAGTTTCCCCAGAGCCAGATGAAGCTATGTTAATTTTGGCGCGGGTAGTATTTAACGATCCGATATCAACCCGTGACGGGTTGATCGTGGTGCCGTCTACTGTCGCGTCGGCTCCATCGGCTCCGGCTGGGCCTTGTGGACCTTGTGGACCTTGTGGACCAGTTGGCCCCGCTGGGCCTTGTGGGCCAGTGGCTCCAGCAGCACCGTCCGCTCCGTCATCACCTGCTGGTCCCTGTGGGCCCGTTGCACCTGTTGGACCCGCTGGGCCCTGCGGACCAGTTGCACCTGTCGCACCCGTCGCACCCGTCGCGCCGTCGGCGCCATCCGCACCATCGTTTCCAGCGGGACCTTGTGGACCAGTTGCACCTGTTGGACCCGCCGGACCTTGTGGGCCTGTCGCGCCTGTCGCGCCATCAGCACCGTCGTTTCCAGCGGGGCCTTGCGGGCCAGTCGCACCTGTTGGACCCGCCGGACCTTGCGGACCAGTTGCGCCTGTCGCCCCATCAGCACCGTCGTTCCCGGCTGGACCTTGCACACCTTGAGGGCCCTGCGCGCCAGTCTGCCCCGTGGGTCCCTCTGGGCCAGTCGCACCTGTTGCCCCGTTCGCACCGTCGGCGCCATCTGCACCGTCGTTCCCGGCTGGGCCTTGCAGGCCGGTTGCGCCTGTCGCGCCTGTGTCTCCACGCGGGACCGTCAGGGTGTTGGTGTTGGGGTCGAAAGTAACGCTTGAACCAGCGGGGCCGGTTGAGGCGCTGAGAGTTTGGATGGAGCTTGCAGACGCAGCCGCACTGGTAGCAGAGGCCTGAGCGGCATCGCGGGCTGCCTCCGCCGCAGTCTTAGCCTGGCGTGCGTCTTCCTCAAACGCCTCAGTGGTCGTCTGCTCAGGGCTCCCCTGGTAGAAACCGCCAGAGGTATCGGTCTGGTTTACCGCATCCTCAGAAACCTGGCTTTCAGAGGGATCGGTGTTACCGACAACAGTGTCGGCTGGGTTCTCGCCATAAAAACCTGGCATCGTTTAGTATCCCAGTTGGACCATAGGTGTCGCGCCTGAAGCCTCAGCTTCCCGGGCGTGCTTGGTCAGCCGCGCCAGCGCGGTCTGGTACTCAGCTTCCCAAGCTTGCTTTTGCGCCATGTCGGTGCCGAGAAACACGGCAGCCTGCACAAGCGCGCCATAGAGAAACAGCTCAGGGGCGGTGGAAAGCAGGACATTCGTAGGGGCCGCGTCAGTCAGCCGGCCAGGGTCAAAGTAATAGATCATCCGCATCTCGTCGGAGGCGGTGACCGTCGGCGTCGGGTAGAACTTCAGCCGGTAGGTCTCCCGGGCATAGAACTCCGGGGCCACACCGCTGCGGTCCACCATGCGGTAAAGCTGCGCCGGGGTGATGCGATCCAGAGGCTCGTAGTTCCAAAAAATATCTTTGGCCTCAAGGTAGTCGCTGGGCAGCACCGCATAGCCGTCGGTGTTCACGTTCAGGAGGATCGTCTTCTCCATCGCGGGAATGCGCAGCTCATGCGAGATCCGATTCTCCGCAAGCTCGATGAAGTCCACGATCTCAGCAGTAAGGTCGGTGCGGTTAAGCCAGTTGGCGACAGACGCCTTCAGGCCGGAGTAGTTGGCAAGGCTCATAGCCGACCCCCTCGCGTGCGCAGGTATGCGTATTCGGGAGAGTTGAGTTTGGCCTTCATGCGTCGCTTGTCGTCGGCGTTAGGGGACATCACGTTGATGCCCTCCTTCATCCACTCCATAACGACCACGGCCGGAATGCTGGCCACACGCTCAAAGTCGTTCCACTTAGCGTGCTTATCTTTGGCGTTCGCGCTAGCACGGTTGTCAGCCAAGATGTCAGAAACATCCTGCTCATGCGCGATATGCAGTTTGTCCTCAGCTTGGTCGAGGACAATCTTTTCTTTCAATTCAGACATAGCCACCTCTTAGCGGAGAAAGGGCGACCCCGAAGGGTCGCCCCTCAGAACCGCGCTTAGGCGGTCAGGTCGTCGATCAGGCCAGAGGCCTTGGAGTTTTCGCAAACAAGGGTCAGCTCGGTGAGCATTTCACGCTTGTCGCTGTCACCCACCTTCGCCAGAACGATGGTCTGCATCGGGCGAAGCACAGCGCGGGACCAGTATTCAGTGTCCACAACCAAGCAGCTATTTGCGTCAAGGAAGCGGTTCGGAACGACAGACACCTCACCAAAGGGCGAGACATACACGTCCACCGCGTTCACAAGGCGCGTGCCGGTGTCGAAGTTACGCTGACGACCAGAAGACGCAGCGAAGTCCGCGACGGTCACACTGTGCGACGGGGTGACCTGCACTTGGTTCGGCATGCCGCCTGCCTCGTACACCGTCTGCAGCACGTTCAGAAGCAGCGCCTCAGTGAACGTCCGGTTGGTGCCGGAGTTATCGTTCGTGGTCGAGGAGTCGATCTGGCCGTGGTAAGACGTGAGCTGGCGAGCGGTAGAACCGTTGCCGGCCGTACCTGCTTGCTTTGCGCCGACAAAGGCGTGCTCGATGTCACGCTTGATCTCTTTGCCTTTCTTGGCAATTTGGTACGCCAGTTCGCTGGTGCGACCGTACTTGCCAACGGCCTCGGCGGTTCCAGAAACCTGAATCACCTTCGTAAAAATCTGGGTGTGGTTGTTCTGGATGGTGGTCGTATCGACCGAAGATGCGCCAGCGTCCGCGCCTTCAACAGCAGCGTTGGTGCCAACAGCGGCGAGGCTATCTTCCTGCCATTGATGCAAAGTTGCCTCTGCGGTGGATGCGCCAATGGAAGACATGAACGGCGTCTCGGTCGGAGAGATGTCGTAGATGATGTCCTCGATGTCTTCCTTCTTGCCTACCTGATCGTAGGTCTTAAAAGTTCCGGATACGTTTGCCATGGGAGTTATCCTTTTCGATTCAAGAGGGCCTGAACCGCCGCATCCATGGAGCCTGTCTTGCGGAGCTTGTCCCGCGCTTTGCGGTACTTCTCGCCAGAATTCACCTTGTTTGCGTCAGCCTTAGAGCCCGACAAAGTTTTTTGTGGCGACGCCTTAACCTTCTTTTCAGCCGTCACCGTCTTTGCCCTGTCGTATTGCATGGCCTTCCACATGGCGGTTATCGAGCGATGGTCAGCGATGTTGTTGAACTCATCGCTGGACACACCCAGTTCTTTCTGGGCGTAGTCCCCGATCTCGTAATACAGGTCGTTAGACCAGTTCGGGATCGTGGACTTCAGGACGCCTAAGCTCTCCTGGGCGCGCTGCTTCAGCTCCGCCTGGGCTCGCTCCTGCATCTGTGTCATGTGCTGCTCGGCTTGTCCTCGGATGAGGTTATAAGTCGATTGTGCCTGCTCAAAAATCGCCTTGGCCTGCTGGTACTGCGCAGGGTCTTGCGCCGCCAAGCCTTCCCAGTTCACACCCTCAAAGCGTGATAGGTCAGCGCCGGCAGCAGCTAGAAGCGATTGCAACGAGGATTCGTAGTTTTGCTGCTGAGTCTCAGCAGCCTTACGCTGTTCCGCCGCCGCTTGCGTCTTCCGCGTGTAGTCGGATTGACGGAGATAGCCTAACTTCAGCTCGTCGAGCGAAACTTCTTGCCCGTCTACCTCAAAGCTTTGTGCCTTCTCCTCGGTTTCTGCCTCCGGCTCCTCGGTTGGGTCCTCGACCTCCTCCGAGCCTTCCTCAGCTTCCACCTCGTCGACTACTTCATTGTCGATCTCATCAGAGACCTCTTGATCTTCTTCTACCGCCTCGCTGGTTTCCTCTTGCGAGTCCAGCAGGGCAGTCAGTCGATCAATCTCGCTTGGCGTCGAGTCCGCGACGGGTTGTTCTTCAGCCATAGCACTACACTCCTAATTTTAATGTTCTTGCTGTTGTTTGCGCAACTCAAGGTTGTTAATCATGGTGGCAAACTGCTGCACAAAGACCTGGCCCGCCTTGAACATGCTGTAGAGCCTTTCGCGCTCCTCGGATGCCTCGGGTGGGCTGGTAAGAATCTGGTCAATGATCTGGCGGTTCATATTCTGGAATGCAATGTTGAACACCTCGCTGTTCAACATCGCAGCAGCGGCTTCCGCCTCGCGCTGAATTTCGCCAAGTTCACGCTGATCAATGGCCTGGTCCGTTTGTTCACTCATCTAAGAAACTCCATTCACCTGGTTGGTTTCGTTTAGGTTTGCTGGCTCTCGCCGGCTTTTTCACCTCGTTCGCCGGGAGCTTCAGCATCTCCCGGTAAGCAAGATATTCTCTGATGCCATCGGCGCGGCTCTTGGACCGCGCTCGCTCCTTTTTATTTTTTCTGTGCTCGATCCACTTATCGAAATTGACCACGTTAGCTCCCGATGCTCACGTTGCGGTTCTGGCTACGCTCAAGCTGCAACTCCGCGTCCCGCATACGCATATCGTGCTTGGTCTTCTCGGCCTCCATGACCAGGCGGGACTCCTCGGTCTCCTCGTCGAACTCCTGCTTCTGCATCTCCAGCATCATGCGGTTCTGCTCCTTCAGGACCTCCAGCTCTAGCTGGCCCTCCATCACGGCCACCTGGCGTGCAGTCATACCGGCCTGGAACTTCTCGACCTCCTCTGCACGGGCCTGCGCCATTTCCGCCTGCTCTTGCTGCTGTTGCTGCATTTGCGCGAACTCTGGCGTGTTCGGATTAACCAGATACTGGGCACCGCCCTTGATGTTCATCAGCTCAAAGGCGCGGCTGAGCATCGCGTGGCGCTGCTGCTGCCCGTAGAGCCCACCGAGGGTGGGGTCCTGCGGGTTCGCGGTGAACTGCTGGTCGAGGCTCAGCAGCATCTGCGCCTCCTTCATCTGCTCATCGGGCGTCAGCGCAACGGCGACGCTCATCTCAGTACGATCCCCAAGCATTGCGGGGTTGACCGGCACAAACTGACCGTCGAGCTGCACCAGCTTCTCCTGGCGCTCGTATTGCACGGCGAGCTTATAGATATCGTGCATGAGCGGCTTCAAGAAGTTTTCGGCAAAGTTCCTGGCCATGATCATGATTCGCCGGTTGCTGGCGTTCATGAACTGCGTGATCAGGTCAGAGCTGTTCTGCTTGCTGACCACAGTGGAGTCCAGGCCGCGGCTCATGCGCGACGCGCCAGAGCGGGCTTCCTTCTCCTGCTCAAAGTTCTCCATCGCCGTATAGACGTTGCCGTTTAGCTGCGGCGTGGGCAGTGGCCGCACCACCGCCTCCGGGTTCGGGCTGTTTACGTCGATCACCGCACCAACTCGGTTGTCGAGCAGGTCCCGCGGGTTCTTCACCAAGGACAGGTTGGCAACCCAACGGCTTGTTGTAGTTAGGAACAAATGATCGACCACGCCGCGCTTCAAGCTCGACATCGTCTTTTGCAAGTCACACAGAACATCCGCCAAGCTCATACCGTAGAAGCGGTGCGGCAGCGGGAACGGGCAGAACGACCGGAACGGCATCTCGCTCACGATCTCAATGTCGAGCATCACCCGCCGGGAGTGGATCACCTTGTAAAAAACGCACTCGTTGATCGTCTCGTCCAGCTTCTTGATGTAAGACTCGTAGACCGTGACGTACTCCCGGTCCTTGTCATCGTTCAGCAGGGACGTGTCTTTGCGGAAACCGTCTATGGAGTCTCGACCCAGGGAGCCGTCCTCCTTGAGCTGGTCCTCCTCGTCGAGGCGCTCGATCAAATCCAGATCAAAGCCTTCAGCTATCAGTTCGCCGCGGGTGCGCGAGGCGCGATAGGAACAAAAATCAGACTCTTCGACACTTTTCGCCCGAGGCGAGATCAGGAAGTCCTCGGGCTCGACCACCTCAACGCACACCTTGCTCACGTCAAAGCGCCGACGCAACTCACCGCTATACATCACCTGGCTGGCCTGCATCGGAGCACCAGTGGCCGGGTCCATGACCTCGACCTCCATGGCCTCCTCAACCATGCTCATCAGCTCGACCGCCGGGTCAGCCACCAGCATGTTGAAGCTGGCCTCGTCCAGGCCGCTAAACTCCTCAGACTGATAGCGGTAGTCCTCTTTCCAATACCGCTTGACCACCCCAGTCTTAGCCACCAGGGCATCGTGGATCACGTCTGTCAGCACCTTATGACCGGCGTTCTGCCGGTAGAAAATGTAGTTCGCCAGTGCCGTAGCCATCTTGGCCGGCACTACGTCTTCTGCGGTTTGCGGGTCGAAGCGGCAGATATTCTTATCCGCGCTAAAGGTCTCAAGCATCAGGGCCTTCACAGCCTCAACGGCGTCAAACACGTCCCTTGAGACGTGGTGCGAGCGCCCTTTCAGCTCATTGCCTATCGGCTCGCCATAGTAGTAGCGGTGCGCCTTGTCGCGCTGCTCGCCCACTTCACTGTTGGCATAAGTGTCGGCTGCGTCGATATTCCGCTCTAAGGTATTGAGGAGCGCGTCCTCGTCGATCTGCTCAATAATCGTATTCATGGGACGTGTATCCTCCGCGACCGTGTAGCTCCATCTCGGCCTGGTTCTGGCCGAAGCGCGTGACGCTGATGGCCGCGTAGCGCGTGGCATCCATCAAGTCGTCGAACTCCTTGTGTATCTTCCCCTTCTTCCGGTGGTAGCGCCGGAACTCCTCAAACCACGGCTTCAGGTGGTCGAAGATCTTGAAGCGGCCAGTGCGCATACGCTCCAGCAGCTCCATGAGCCCCGGCTCGACGTAGTTGGTGCCGTCGGGGTTGGTGAACTTGCCGATCATCAGCACCCCAGCCTCCAGATACATTTCGGCCAGGGTCCTGCCGGACCCTTTCTCGGTGCTGTCCCCGTCATGGGGATATATCACTGGGATATTCTTTCCTCGCGCTTTGATAGCGCTGGCATGGACCGCAGGCACCTCGCCGTCCACCTTGTAGCAGTCGTAGACGTAGATGGTGTCGTTATCAGGGTTGTAGGCCGTCCACACCACGGTGGTCGGGTGGGTGATCCCGAAGTCGATCCCAGCCAGGCGCTTGTAGTGCGGAGGTACTTCAAAGGCCTCGCAGCTAATCGCCTCCTCGGCGATAGGGAACACCATTCCCTCCCCTAGAACCGGGATACCCCGGGAGCGCATGTCGCGCTGGTACTCGGGGATAGCTGCCAGCAACTGTTCCTTTGTCTCCCTGTCGAGATGAGGGGCATCCTCCCAGGTGACATTCGCCAGGTGCTGCCCGGGGGCCCGGTTGTCCATGAACTGGGCGACCAGTTCGGTGACACCGTTTTCCGGGGTGAATGTGAGGACCGTGTAGCCGCCCTTCCCATCATTACCAGTGGCCGTCCGCGTTAGGCACTGGGGGTAGATAGTGGGGTCGGTCGGTTCCTCGTCGATCCAGATGAAGTCCTGGCTACTCCCCATGAGCACATGCTGCCCCTGGGTATAGCTCTTGAAGCTGACGTTGCTGAACTTGCCGGCGGTGTGGCGGATCGCCACGTCCCGTGGCAGGCGCGGCGTCCCCATGGCCGGGGTAACCTGCTTGACCAGGCGCTGGGGGATCAGGCCGGTGCCGTCGAACTTCCCGTCCCCTTCATAGGTTCCGAGCAGCTCCTTCACCACCACATCCCGCAACTGCTCACCGGAGACACCGAGGCACCAAGCCTGCACCGGCCGGTGGAACCTGATCCCCTCCCACCAGTCCGGGTATAGGCCTGTGAGGTGGCAGGCCACCTCCACCGCCATGGAAGCCGTTTTGCCTACACGGTTTGCGGCCATGAGCATGCGCTGCTTGTTCTCAGGCCCAGCGTGATAGAAGTCACGCTGCCAAGGGTAGGGATCGAAATAGCTCAGCCGGTTTTCGGCTTTGTGGCGCTTAACCAGTTCGATGGCAGCCGCCAACTCCATGGCTTTCTTTTCCTGGGCAGCGGTTACCCCAGACTTAGGAGTCCCTTTTTTGCGAAGTGGTTTTTTGGGAGCGGCTGCCTCAGCCATGGGCGACCCCCAAGTATGTATCTCGATATATGGCCCCGTAGCCCCCCTCCCCGGAGTCCCGATTTTGCGAAACGGCCTCGATCACCCGCGGCCCCCCACCCCCGTCAACCCCTGCTTGATGAGAATGATTGTCATTAGCGTTTAGGTAGGGGGTCGGGCTGCCCGAGCGGGCAAGCCGATCCGGCATCGGGGCGATGTGGATGTAAATCAATGGCTTAGCCACGGTTGGTACACCAGTGGTACATCAGAGGCTCGACGGGTCGATGCCGGCACGCTTAAGAGCGTCGAGAGCCGCGGCTACATCGTGCTCGACCATCACCTCACCGCTATGCTCCACGGTCACGTCAGCCTTCTCACGCCACTGGCCGCGGGCTTTGAGGTAGAAGATGGCCGCGGCCATGTTCGGCTTCTCGGTGTCAGTGGCTGCGCGGAAGAGCGTATTAGCCACGGTCTCGACGCCGCGGGCCTTGCCCCGCTTTAGGGCGTCCGCAAACGCCGCAGAACTGTTCTTGCGCCGGTAGATGGTGTCTTGGCTGATGCCTAGGCTCAGAGCGATCTGCTCCTCGCTAAGCCCTTCAGCCGCGAGCTGTTCTACTCGGGCCAGGTCGATTTCGATTCGCGGTCTTCCGCCAGCCATGTCGTACCTCACAGGCTCAAACTGTAGCGCCGATTGTACTTGACAACCGCCAGTTGTGCAGCACTCCGGCTCAACTTGATTATTGTATGAAACCTTGTGGGGGTTTTACCGCACGCACAACCTAGGTTGTGCATCCTCCAGGGCATGCACAACCAGAACAGGTGAACAGGGTCACAATTCACCAGGGCACACAATAAGCACATATAACCCTTATATATCTCTCTCTGATAAGAGAGAGGATTATATTGTTCTTACTGTTCCCGTGCGCCTTGATCCTATGAATATCAATAACTTAACCCGCACAACCGCAACGCTCATACCCTGTTCGGCGCACAGGCTAAGTTGTGCATGCCAACTGTTCAAAAATTGACCAGTTCACCTTACCTTGACCGCGCACAATATATCTTGTGCGCCTCTCCCTACCCTGTGCATCACCCTGTGCATCCCCGACCGACAAACGGTCAATCTGTAGTTGATCAGTCAACCTGCGGTTGATAATATTTGTACATGCCAGGGACGTCCTGGCTTACAGTGGAGAGAGACAAAACATGAACCTCAAGTTTAAGCGCCCTGAAGAAATGAACCGAGAAGAATTCCATATCATTGCCAGTCTTTTGCAGGAGGCAGCGGACCGGGGCTATGCGATCTCGGTCTGGGATTCTGCTTATGACGAATACGCTGACAAGGTTGTCAACCGAAGCAAGGATTACGCGAAGGTTTTTGAGGCGATGCACTCTGGGGAAAGCGCTACCGTTGAGTTTTTTGATGGGCGAACCGGCTTTCGCCTTGGTGCGGCGGTCATCTTCTGGGGGGAGCGTGACACCATTATCTCTGACTATACCGACTTTCCCGAGATCAGCTCTTTGGTCGAAGCAGCGGAGGCGGCGTAAGCCGCCCTAGGAGAGAGACAAATGACTGCACGACAACTGCGCGAACAACAAATGGAACAACGCTCCGCCGACCGACGCGCCCGCGAGACCTATACCCAGTTTTTAGAACTGCTTCGCAGGGACAGGGCAAACCGTTTTGCCTCTTACATCAAGGAGCGTACCCGCGTTGGAACTCACCGCGATCTCCGAAACTTCCTCCTCAACATGGACCCCGAGGTGCTGCTCACGATTGTCGAACGTCAATGCCAACTTTCCTGGGAGGATCGACGAGTTAACAAAGGCGCCCCAAAGAAAGCCCAGTCAAAGTATTTTTTCGCGGCGCTCGACCATGCCCGGCGCTGCACAGGCAAATAAGGAGGCAGCATGACTTACCGCAAACCGCAACGGCCCACGCGCTACCAAGCGCGCCAAGCGCGCCGTGACCGCAATGCAGCCTGGGCTCTTGAGGCCCAGGCACGGCTCAAAGCCTTTGATGCTCAAAAGAAGAAGGAGGAGGACTAATGCCGATCTGGATCATTGCTGCAGTGCTTTTTGGGATGGTTGTGCTTGTCGATGACACCTACGACCAGGCCGTCAACGAGGCCGAGCACACCCGCGAAATGGTGTGCTCTGGCTACTGGCCACCCGAGGTCAGTGACGTGCCCATCGACTGTTCTGACTTTGTACCCGACGTGGAGTATCAGCATGCCCGCTAAAGTGATCAGCCTCTCCGAGGCTCTGATGTCCTGGCGCATCGCGGAGCAAGCCGAGTGCATGATCGAGCAATGCGACGTGCGGGCTCTGACTGAGCTGCTGCCGCCTCAGCTCATCGCTGAGCTGCTGCTCACCTACGCTGGCGACGTGCCCGAGGTGTATGACGAGATTGATCGGGCGCTACATGCCCGGCACGCGCAGGAGGACCTCGATGCCTGACCAGCGCCCCGCCTATCTGCCCATGCGGGGCACCAACCGCCTGAGCCGGAGGCAGGCGGAGCTGATCATCCGAGCGCTCAGCTCGATCAAAGAGGGCGAGCTGTTTCAGGGGCAGGAACTGAAAACCTTTCGACGCGGCTTCACAAAGCTTGTGCGCGCGTGGATCAAAGCATCATCGGCTGAGGATATGAGGATGGAAGATCAAAGCACCAAGGGGGTGTCGATGGACCGCAAACCGTACGGCGTGATGCCTACCCACTGGCGCAAGACCCTCAAAGACTACGCCCCGTTAGGCTCGCCGCGGGAATGGTCGGTCGCAATGGGGATTCATTATTCGACTTTCATAAGGACCTTTAAGGTGCGCGACTACAGCTTTGGCTCATCAATCCGCCGTCCCGATGGCAGCGGATTCAAGCTATACGAAGAGCGCGTCTTGGAGATGCGTAGCCTGCTAGGCATCGACAATGATGTAGTAGCGTCGCCGGTAAGCGAGGCCGATGAACCGCTAAGCGATGAGGAGGTGCAAGCCTTGGAGCAAAAAAAGCGCGCGCGCTCTGAACATGTAGATTTCGCGCGCCGCCACCCCGAGCTGGCCCTCTCCATCGAGCACGTCCGAAAACACTGGGGCAGCCGCCAGCTCCGCACCATCGCCTTCAACACCTACAAGCTAGACGACTGGGCCATGGAGGTCATCCACCCCCTCACCTGGGCTCGCTAGTTGTCGCGCTCCGGCTGCTGCAAAGGCACAGCGGCTAGCCGGGGCGCGTCGTCCAGCACAGCCCGCAAGGCACGGCGAGCCCTCGCCAGGATTTGCGGGTCATCAGTGACTACTGACAGCGTCAGCGCTACGTCCCCGTCTTGGTCGATGTCCATTTCGACATAGTCAATCTGCAAGCCCATTGGCTTCCTCTCCAAAATTGTAAATGTTTTTTATCCACCACCAGAACTCGTTCTCTGAAAGCGTGTGCCGCATGGTGTTGACCCGGTCGCACACCAGGCGCACGTTGTCGCGCGTGTACGGCCCGGTGGGGTGGATGCGGTCCATGCTGGCGTTGAAGTCTTTGCGCCCTGCCCCGTCCTTGTGATAGGTCATGAAGACGCCTGAGAGGGCGCACCGCCCTCCCTGTTCCTCCCAAATTTCGGACAGGTGCTCGGGCTCAAGAAGAAACTCAGCCCTGCCTGTGCGCTTGCAGTGCGACTTGGCAGCGGTGCAAATCCACTTCAAATAGTTTTTGAGGCCAGTGCGGCCGCGCATACGCTGCCGATTACGGCAGCTCTTGCAGGTCGACTCTGGCCCCCCGTTTGAGTACAGCGAAAAATCGGTTAGAGGTTTTTCCGCGCCGCATGACTTGCAAACCTTTGATTCCACGCTCATCCCCCATGCCCGTGGATGAGCGCATTGTCTCAGAAAGGAACGTCCTCGTCGTCCCATCCTGCCGGGTCCATGGGGTCGAGCACGGCTAGCTCTGGCCAGTCGATGGTGAGGTTCTGGGCCTCAGCGAAAGCTCGACGCGCATCCTGCACCGGGGCAAGGCTGACCATACGCACGCGCACGCCGGCCACGCTCCGCTGGCTCTCGCCTAGTAGCAGCCCCCGGTAACCGCGCAGCTTCCGCCAGAAGGCGGACTCCTTGAACCTGTCCTCAAAGCGGCCCGTCACCGACGAGCAGTAGATGTGGTAAAGCTGGGCCTTGCTCACCTCGTCGCCCCATTCCAGCTTGTCGCCGGCAACGCGGTGCTCGCGCAGCTCGCCATTCTGCAGCGCGGCAAGGAGCCAGGAATCGACGCTACTCAGAGACTCAAGCTGCTGGTCCGTCAGGGCTCGGGTCCGGGGCGCTGCCCGCACGTTCACCTTCGACAGGTCGAAAGCGCGGAGGTAGTGCAGGATCGCTGCTGCGCCACCCTGGCGATACCAGCGATCGAGCGCGCCGAAGTAGGCGCTATCCTGCTGGCGGCTAGTGCTCACGTCGAACACGGCGAAGCGTCGCTCGTCCAGGCTCGCCGGCACCACCCACTCCTCGTTGGAGGTGAATAGCACGCGGGTGAAGTTGGGCGCGCTGTAGGCGTCCACGCCCTTGCGCTCGATGGTGATCTCCGGGTTAGTGATCAGGTCCTTGAGCGCACCCTCGCTGCCCTTGGCTCCAGCCCAGAACGCCTCATCCGCCTGGAGCAGGAGCGTGTCCTCAAGGTGCCGGTTGAAGTGGCCGGTGACGTGCTCGCTGCGCGCCACGATCTTATGGTGCGGCTTGCAGAGCCCACCCAGCAGCTCGCCGAACTTAGTCTTGCCCGTGCCCTTGCGGCCGCGTAGCACCATGGCCACACCCAGCTTAGACATAGGCTCCTGAACCATCTGCGCGCACCAGGCCACAATGTAGTTGGCGTGGTCCTCATCGCCGCACGCGATCACGTTGGTGATGAAATCCAGCCATGGGCCGACGTCGCCCTCGCTGGCCTCATAGCTCCACCCGCGCCATAGGTTGTAGCGGCCGAGCACGTCGCTGTCCGGGGCGAAGGCTAGGCCCGCTGGATAGGTGCGGCGATCCGGGTCCTCTAGCCACTTGTCCACAAGGTTCTGGCGCTTGGGCTTCTCGCCGCTGAAGTCCAGCACCAGGCAGTTCTGATGCTCCTTCTTGAGGTCCTCCAAGCGGTATAGGACTAGGTGGTGTGAGGGTAGGTCCTCGCGGATAACCCTGGCTGCGCCCTCTACCTGCACAAAGGCCCAGTTGCGCAGCATCGCGGGCAGGCGCTCCTCGGTCACCGCCTCCGACTCAGCCACGGCGGTCTGGCGCTTCAGGTAAGCGCCAGTCACCGGCACCTTGCCGTCATTGTCGAACGTGCCCCAGCGTCGGCCGCACTCGCCCTCTAAATACTTGTGGCCGCGGGACGACCACTCGTCCCATAGCTCCAGGCCGTCGTCGCCGCCGTCGGTCTCATGGTGCAGAGCCATGCCCACCTTGATCCAATCGTCATGGTGAGCGTCGGGGTCGATGGCATCGACCATCTCCCGCAGCTCTTCGATGCTGGCGCCCAATTTAGGCCGCAGGTTAGTGATGTCTTCTGGGTCGAGCGTGGGTTGCCCAGCGCCACCGCGCACCAGCTCCCAGCCGCGCTGGCCAGCGAGCGTTTCAAAATGACCGATGAACGCCTCGGCCTGAGCCCGGGTGATGACTGGGATGCTGTCCCGGGGCGTGTCAGCCAGATGCGTAGTTGGCCAGGAATATTCCTTCCGCGTGCCGGGGTGGATACCGTAGGCTACAAACTTCTGCCCCGTGGCCAGCACCTCGACAGCGTTGCGGTTCCCCGCGGGGTCCTCAAACTCCGCAGAGCGCAGCTTGGTCATCGGCTCCTCGGGGCGCAGGACCATTATGCACTTAGGTTTCTGGCCCACGCGGATCGGGCCGGCGCCGACGTTGTCCCTAAGCCAATCCAACAACTGATGGTTGAGACTTGACGTATGGCAATCAATGTCTACGGCGATGACGTTGCGACAAAGCACACCGATGCCGTTGTCTTTATGGCCGTTAGCTGCCCACTTCGTAACGTCCTCGCAGGTAGCGCGGATGTTTTGCCAACCTGTCAGCGCTGGGGCTTTTGTTCCAGCCTTAACAGGCACAATCTCGTAGCCGTTTTTGACTAGCTGGTGCCCAAACTTTTTTAGATAAGGCATAATTCCCCCGTGGTTCGCAGCCACATGCTTTGACTCTCCCTGCGTTTAGCCCGCCCTGCCAGGCGGGCTTTTTTTATGCCCGCCGCAGCCAGTTGCGCAGGTCGCGTAGCCAGGACGCTAACACGTCGAACCCATGGGAAAGCCCGTCGCACAGGCGTTCCAGCAACCAAACCAACTTCTCTAACAACTGCATCACGTTCGCCGGTTCTCTCATACCTCACCCCTCCAACTCCTCAATGATTTCCGGTGCTAGCTCCTGCCAGCTTACCTGGCCCTCGCTCAACACCTCCATCTGGCAAGCGCGTAGTGCAGGCACGCGCCCCCGGTTGCGCCAGATTGACAGCGCCTGCTTGGTCACGTCCAGCGCACCCGCTAGGCGGTTATCGCTTGAGAGCCCGGCTGCAACTTTCACGCGGTCAATCGCATCGCTGATCTCAGCGACCCGTTCCTTGTTGCGCATGACAATCTCCCATCTTTAACAAATTTGCGAAACCGATTTGACAGCATAATCGACAACCCCTAACCTGCGCAAACAACAACTGCTTGGGGTTGCCAAAGTGACAGCACACGCGAAGCTCGGAGCCTCAAAGGCTCACCGCTGGATCTCCTGCCCTGCCTCTATAGCTATGGAGGCAAAGCTTCCCGACACCACCTCCGCTGCTGCTGAGCAAGGCACCGCAGCGCATGCGGTCGCAGAGGCATGCCTGCGTAACGGCTGGGCGCCTGAGCGTTTCCTTGGTAGTGAGGTTGAGGGCTACGCTGTAGACGAGGAGATGGTGGCCGGCGTCGCTACCTACGTTGACTACGTCAACTCGCTGCGTGGTGATAAGCGCATCGAGGAGCGGGTTACCTACCATCAGTTTGCACCTCAAGGGTTCGGCACTGCCGATGCGCTGGTCTTCCATGAGGGCACGCTGGAAGTGGTGGACCTCAAGTACGGCAAAGGCGTAAAGGTCTTTGCTGAGGACAACGCGCAGCTCCGGCTCTATGGGCTCGGCGCGTTCCAAGAGTTCGGTTTTGATTTCCAAGTGGACACGGTGCGCATGACCATCGTGCAGCCGCGACTCGATCACATAGACACCGCCGAGATGCGGGTGAAGGACCTGCTGGCTTGGGGCGACAACGTCGTCCGCCCGGCCGCTGAGCTGGCTCTGTCAGACAAGGCGCCCTTTGGCCCCAGCGAGTCAGCCTGCCGGTTCTGCAAGGCGCGGGCGCAATGCCGTGCGCTGGCTGACCACAACCTGGGTCTTGCTCAGCTTGCCTTCAGTGACCTAGAGCGCGAAGCCCTGCTCGATCTCACTGAGCCGCACCTGCTTAACGCGGCGCAGATCGCTGAGCTTCTGCCTCACCTTGACGGCCTGGTCAACTGGGCCGGGGCCGTGAAGGACCACGCCCAGTCTGTCCTCGCCGCCGGCGGCATTGTCCCCGGCTACAAGCTGGTCGCTGGGCGCTCGCTGCGCCGCTGGGCGGACGAGATGGAAGCCGGCGACAAGCTTGACGACATGCTCGGCGACGAGGCCTACGTCATCAAACTGATTTCTCCCAGCCAAGCGGAAAGGCGGCTTGGTCGGAAGAATGCCGGTGAGATCGCCGATCTCATCGTCAAACCGCAAGGGAAGCCAACCCTGGCTCCCGACGCAGACCCTCGGCCTGCAATAGACGGGGCCGCTTTCAATGACCTTAATGAGGAATGATCTAATGAGCACCATAATGTTGAAATCTGTACGGCTTTCCTTTCCCCAAATTTGGACGCCGAAGGCGTACATGGAAGGGCAGACGCCGAAGTTCAGTGCGAACTTCCTGCTCGACAAGGAAGTGGATGCCAAGCAGATCGCTGCGTTCCGCGAGCACATCAAGCAGGCTGCGATGGAAGGATTCGCGGGCAAGCCGCCGAAGGGCATTAAGGTGTGCCTTGGCGACGGCGAAGAAAAGGCTTACGACGGCTATGAGCATGCGATGTTTGTCTCATGCTCCAGCCGCCAACGGCCGGTGATCGTTGACCGAGACCGCTCTGCTCTGGTCGAGGAAGACGGGCGTCCTTATGCAGGCTGTTATGTCAATGCGGCGGTGTCCTTGTGGGTGCAGAATAATCAATGGGGCAAGCGCATTAACTGCAACCTGAATGCGATCCAGTTTGTACGCGATGGCGACGCCTTTGGCTCAGGCGCGACTAAGGCTGAGAGCGTCTTCGATGACATCAGCAGCGAGACCACTGCGGATGTGGTGGATGAAGGCGACGACTTCCTTAGCTAGAGGAGACAAGGGGCCTCCGGGCCCCTTTTTCTATGCACATCTCCATAGATTTTGAGACCTATTCTGAGTGCGACATCCGCAGCGCAGGCGCCTACGCTTACGCCGACCACCCGACCACCGAAGTTCTCTGCCTTGCCTGGGCCATTGGCGACGAGGCACCTCAGCTCTGGCTCCCTGGCGACCCCAAACCTCAAAGGCTCCTAGCCGCAATCGCTGACGGCGCTGAGGTGTGGGCCTGGAATAGCTTCTTTGAGCTATGCGTCTGGAACCTTGTGCTGCGCTGGCCTGAGATTCCGCTTGAGCAGTGGCGCGACACCGCCGCCATGGCCGCGGCTCAGGCATACCCGCGGGCGCTTGGGAAGTGTGGCGAATTTATGGGCCTGCCGGCGGACGCTGCTAAGGACAAGCGCGGGAAGCTGCTGATCCAGCGCCTGTGCAAGCCTTACGGAGGCAAGCGCCAGCAGGACTCCTTGCTGCTGCAAGAGTTGTACGATTACTGTTTGCAGGACGTAGTGGCTGAGCGTGAGATACGACGCCGCCTGCGCCAACTGCAAAAGCCGGAGCAGGATCTTTGGGTTGTGGACCAGCGCATCAACTGGCGCGGCATCCGACTCGACACTGAGAGCATCGGGCACGCTCAGGCAATCATTGACACTGTGACCGATCAGCTTAGCGCACGGGTGCGGAAGATCACGGGCTACGCACTGACCTCCACGGCTAGCCGGGCTAAGACCCTGGAGTGGATCGCCAGCCGGGGTTACACGATGACCGGCTACGACAAGCCGGCGGTGGCCGCTGCTATCGAGGACGACGCCTGTCCGCCCGAGGTGCGCGAGCTGCTAGTGATCCGCCAAGCCATGAGCCGGGCGAGCAATAAGAAATACCAGGCCATGCAGGCGGTGCTGGGCCAGGACGGTCGAGCCCACGGGGTCCTCGTCTTCCACGGCGCCGCCACCGGCCGTTGGTCTGGCCGGCACTTCCAACCACAAAACCTCCCGCGCCCAACCGTGCCCGTGGAGCCGGTCATCCAAGCTTTACCCCTGCGCGACCCTGCCGCGATCCCCGGCGAGCCCATGGAGGCCCTAGCGTCTTGCCTGCGAGGAATGCTGGTGGCCAGCGAGGGCTGCCGCTTGGTCGTCGGGGACTTTGCCAGCATCGAGGCAAGGACCCTGGCCTGGATGGCGGAGCACGGCACCGTGCTCGATGCGTTCCGCGAAGGCCTGGACATTTACAAGGTGACCGCGTCAGAGATGTTTGGCACCGGGTACGACAGGGTGGATAAGGACCAGCGCTTTCTGGGCAAGGTCGCTACCCTGGCCCTAGGCTACCAAGGTGGGGTCATGGCCTTTAGCAAGATGGCCCAAGCCTACGGCACCGACGTGGACGAGACCACAGCCATGAAGGTCCGCGATGACTGGCGCGCATCGAACAAGCCCATCGTCACCCTGTGGGCCGAGGTCGAGCGCGCAGCGGTCAAAGCCGTGCAGCACGGCGGCGTGGCCGAGACACGTTGCGGCGCTTGGAAGGTCATCGAAGACGACCTGCTCTTTAAATTGCCAAGCCGCAGAGTGCTCAGCTTCCCCAAAGTGCAGCTTGAGAATGGTCGCCTGTCTTACGAAGGGCACAACAACAAGACCTTCCAGTGGGGTGAGATTCAAGCTTACGGAGGCTCGCTGGTGCAGAGCATCACGCAAGCCATCGCCCGTGACCTGCTGGCGGCTGCGGTCATGCGTCTTGAGGGGGCCGGCTACCCGGTGGTGCTCACCGTCCACGATGAGATTGTGGCCGACGTGCCGAAGGGCCACGGCAGCCTGGAAGAGTTTGAACGGCTTATGTGCGAGCTGCCGCCCTGGGCCAAGGGGCTGCCGGTAAGCGCTGAGGCCTATGAGGCGGAGCGCTACCGCAAGTGAGAGAGTCCGCCATTGAGAAGGCGGTTACGGCTCATGCCAAGCGGAACGGCTGGATCAGTTTCAAGTGGGTCTCGCCGAGCCAACGCGGCGTCCCCGACCGCCTGTACTTCAAAGCCGGGGAGCTGGTCATTGTCGAGTTTAAGGCGCCAGGCAAGAAACCCACGCCCTACCAGCTCGCTATCCACCGCCAGCTCGCAAGTGTTGACCATTTTGTACACATCGTCGATGACGTTGACCAGGGGAAGGCCCTACTGTGTTGAACGAAACCAACCTCCATCCCTATCAGCGGCGAGCCATTGAGTTCATCCGCCACAACCCCAAGGCCGCGTTATGGATAGACATGGGCCTAGGCAAGACGGTGACCACCCTCACCGCCCTGGTCGATCTCCTGCTCGATGGCAGGGTGCGTCAGGCCCTGGTCATCGCACCACTGCGCGTGGCGCAGCACACCTGGCCAGCGGAGGTGCGTGAGTGGGAGCACCTGCAAGGGCTAGAGATCACCGTCGCCGCTGGGTTGTCGCCCAAGGCTAGGCAGGAGGCCGTCGAGTCCGGCGCCCCTATCACCGTCATCAACCGGGAGCAGGTTCCATGGCTAGTGGAGCATTTTGGGCAGGCGTGGCCCTTCGACGCCGTCGTAATCGACGAGTCTTCCAGCTTTAAGAGTCACGCCAGCAAGCGGTGGAAAGCCATGCGGAAAATTCTCGGAAAGATAGACCGCATGGTGCAGCTAACGGGGACGCCAGCGCCCAACAGCCTGCTGGAGCTGTGGCCCCAGGTGTACCTGCTCGACGGCGGCAAACGACTAGAAAACACCCGGGGCAAGTTCTTACAAAAGTATTGCCGCCAGGTCGGCAACCCCATGTGGGCCCAGTGGGAGGTCCGGGGCGACCGCGTTGAAGCTCTGTACAAACAGGTGGCCGACGTGGTACTTCGCATGTCCGCAGCGGACTACCTAAAAATGCCGAAGCGCATCGACAGCACCGTCCGCGTTACCTTGCCACCGAAAGCCCGCAAGGCCTATGAGCAGATGGAGAAGGAATTCTTGCTGCGCGTAGAACGTGGCGAGGTGATGGCGGCTAACGCGGCAGTGCAGGTCAACAAGCTGCTGCAGGTGAGCAACGGCGCGGTGTACGACTCCGAGAAGGAGTGGCATGAGCTGCACACCGCAAAGCTTGACGCGCTCGACGAGATCATCGAGGCAGCGAACGAGCCGATCCTCCTTGCCTACCACTACAAGTCGGACCTTGAGCGCCTGCTCGACCGTTACCCCCAGGCGGAGGTGCTGGGCACTGACCCCCAGACCATCGAGAGCTGGAACGACGGCATGATCAGCCTGCTCCTAGCCCACCCCGCTAGCGCCGGCCACGGTCTGAACCTACAGCGTGGCGGCTCGGTCATCGTGTGGTTCGGGCTCTCTTGGTCGCTGGAGCTGTATGAGCAATTTTGCGCACGTTTGCACCGCCAGGGTCAGAAAAAGCCCGTGCGCGTCTACCACATCCTAGCCGACACGGGCGCGGACCACGCCGTATATGAAGTATTGAAAAATAAAAGTGCGACACAAAGTTCCCTGTTACGTTTCGTTGCGAAACTGCGGGATGACAGGGGATCATCAAAGGTTTAGAGTTACAACAAAAAGTGGTGAAGAGAAGAAGTGGAAGAATTTGAAGTACGGCTAGCACAAGCGTGCAGGGAGAACGTCGACATACCGCCCCATGGGAAGGGTCAACAGACCTACCTGGCGGAGAAGATGAAGGTGAGCCAGGAGGCGGTGCGGAAGTGGTTTGCTGGCGAGAGCCGGCCGAAGCAGCCCACCATGCGAAAGCTGGCTGCCACCCTGGGCGTGGACTATGTATGGCTCGCGCTGGGCACTAGCCACGGGGAGATTGAAAAGAGGCGCGCGGCAGCGGGCAGGCAGGACTCGGCGGTGTACGCCTTGGCCGGCTACGTCATTGAGCGAGGCTACAACATGGCTTTTGCGGGGTCTGATGCCGACCATGACATTGATGCTATAGGCCACGGAGTTCACCGCGTCATCGTGGTCAGATCCGCTGAGCATCAAGGGCGCAACAAGTGGACCGTTCGTTTCCCACTGGCCACGATGGAGCTGCTCAACATTGCAGCTTTGAGGAAGAACGATGCGCTATTCGCTTACGACTTCCTGTGCTTAACCGCCCAGGAGCTGACCGAGCACGGTTTTAGGGAGGGGAATGACATCTGCGTGGACCTGCGTTTCAACGCGAAGGCAAACCGCTACACCTTGAGCAACAAACCCGTGGTCAGGTTTTTAGACCAGAATTGAGGAGGGCAGGATGAAACCGTATATGAAGATCGACGAGCTGGCGGACGTGATGGGGATGACCCCAAAAGGTGTGCTGAACGCCATCAGCCGGGGCACGTTCCCGGTTCCCACCTACCGCCTAGGCAAGGCCCGCGTCGCTGACCGGGCCGTTGTGGAGGCATTTTTTGACGCGCGACGGGCTGAGGGCTTGGTCGCCATTACAACCAATAGTTGAGGCTACAACATGAACGAAAGAGACATGGTCAACCACCCGCCGCACTATAACCACGGCGGCATCGAGTGCATTAAATATCTGGAGGATAACCTCGGCGACGAAGGTTTTGAGTTCTACTGCGAAGGCAATGTTAAGAAGTATCTACACCGTTGGCGCTACAAGTCGAGCGACCCGGAGAAGCAGGTCGAGGACTTGCGCAAGGCCGCATGGTACTTAGGGAAACTTATAGAGAGTCGAGTATTTGCTCGGGCGACAAGTGAGTGTAGCGGCGAAGCATGTTGATGTCCCTGTGGCCGCTGAAGACGGCCACCCGCATCGTGTCCAGGCCGCGCTCAAAAAGCCGTGAGACACCCTCATGGCGCAGGTCATGCCAGCGTATGTCTTCCAGGCCTGCGGCGTTCCTAGCGCGCTGGAAGGCGTCAGAGACGCTGTTACCGTTGTAGGGGAAGATTTCATCAGCGATACGCGGCTGGCGCTGAATGATCTCCACCGCCTCGGGCAGAAGCGGCACCCGCTGGTCCCGCTTCTGCTTGGGGTGCTTACGCTGGCGGATGATCACCGTCCGCCCGTCCTCGCTCAGGTCTGACCAGCGGATGCGAGTCACCTCTCCCAGCCGCATAGCCGTATGGATTGAGAACCAAATCAGGTCGTCCATGGGGAAGACGGTATTGATGTGCTCAAGGATAAGCGCCACCTCCTTGTCGCTCACGCGGCGGTCACGCTCCTGGCTCTCTGCGATCACGCCTAAGCGCTTCAGCGCCAGCATCGCCTGCTTGTAGTCGTCGATCTTAGGCTGGGCGCCCCACATAGCCTCTGCGGTTTGCAGCACCACCCCGATATAAATCATGTCCTGCATGACCGTAGAGGGGCCAGCGGTGCGCGAGGTGGCCCACTGGGTCAGGGCTTGGGTGGTCATCTCCCGCAGCTCAAGGTGCCCCAGCTCCTCTTTGAGGCGGTGCAGGAGCCAGGTCTTGCTGCGACCGAACTTGCGAATGGCCCCGATCTCTTTAATGTAGCGGTCGGTGATCAGCCCGAAGGTCTGCCGGTCCTCGCGCCACTCGCCAGCAGCGATGTCTGACTCGGTCTGCGCGATCCATTTCTGGGCCAGTGCCTTCTTGGGGAAGGTCTTGCTGATGGCCGGGTGGCCCTTCTTACGGACGAGGGCTCGATAGGTGTCGCCGCGCTTTTGAATTGATCCCATTTGGTACACTCCCTGGTTCAGTGCTTGGGAGAATTATGGGGACAAATTGTGGTGTGTAAAGGGTTTTGGTGCAGTTTGGTGCAGTATGTTGTGGAGCTAAGTGATTGAAAACAAACAAAATGCTATCCGTCGCGCCGATGATGGCTTTGCACGATCAGCTTGTAAATCAATAACTTAGGAGCGCCAGGTCCACTATTGGTACATTTGGCGTCATTCGCTAGTCACTCTTATAAAAAAGGTAAGCAGGAAGATGACGCCAGCCAGTAGGATCGCTATGGCTAGGCCCATGAGGCTATTGTTTACAAAGGCTTTGCGCCTGCGCATTTGATTGTAGACGGCCCGTTCCCGGTCGGCCTTGATCTTCTTGCGCAGCGCGATTAGCTCTCGCCACGCCTCTTTCCCATAGGCCAGCACCACCATAGACCTTAATTCTTGTTCCATCGCAGCAGCCCGCTTGCGGGCGGCAAAGATTGCCAAACTTTCGGCTTCTACGCTTTTAGCGTTTGTCAGCTTGCGGAAGAGCGGAGGATTCTTTGCTTGGCGCTCTGCTTCATTTATGTCAGATATCGCGCCAAACCATGTGCTGAGCTGTCCGATTGTGTCCTCAAGGTCGCGCCCCGCTGCGACCATCTTCTTCACAACCGCAAAGGACTTGGAGGCAACGCCAATAGCTAGGCCGATCTCGATCATGGCGTTGCCCCCTCATGCGGTCTTATTTCTTTTTCTTTGCGGTTTTTGCTGCTGCCTTGAACGCCTTTGCAGTGGGGGCTCCCTTGCTGCCGGGCTTGCGCATCTTCTCTTTTGAACCAGCGGCGATGCGTTTCCGCTTCGCGTGGATGTTTGCATAGAGTCCTTTTCCCGGCATTATTTTTTGCTCCTCATTTTCTTCCCAGTTTTTTTGGCGTAGGCCTTAGCCTTCTTGGCGCCAGCCTTGGTGTATGAAAACTTCTTCTTTCCGACCATGGGCATATCACTTCCTCCTTGATTTGGTGCCAGAACACTTCCAGCGTTTGCGTGACAAGCGCAGTGGGGAGTTGGGGTCCTTCGCTGCCTTGCTGTGGGACTTCATCTGCCCAGCGCTGCGAGCGCAGTAGGCGTCGCCCTTGCTGGTGCCAGGCTTGACTCGCGGGCCACCGCCCTTGGCTTTACCGGCTTGGCCGTAGCTGACCTTCTTGCCGCTGGCCGTAACCTTGACCCGTGCTTTTCCTTTAGCTGGTTTGGGCATGGGTGCTCCTAGTTTGCAACGTCGAGAAGCAGCGGCGGACGCGGCTTCCCCTCCAGATATTCGCTGACGGTGTCCACCCACTGCTGGTCGGCCAGCTCAAAATCGTGGCCCATTTGCAGTGCGCCAAC